CTTCTGCATATTAGTAATATGGTCGTCATTAGGATTATTGTTAATACCTTTCCGTTCCGCTGTTTGCGAAGCAGTTAGTTCCTTCAGACTAAAATTTTTACTTAATTTCATTTAGTTTTTCCTTTGCCTTTAGTTTAAGTTTCTTCTTTTCTTTAAGTTGTTTCCAACTCTCAAAACTTCTATCATTCTTCCTTACTTGTTCTAATACATTCACTTCCTTTTTCAGTTCTTTGTGTGCCATTTTACTGGACATAAATTACCCCCTTGTTAGTTTTAGTATCTTCTCAATCTGTGCCTTAATAATAGGTCCTCTATTCGGCCAGTGGATATACGGTTCCTCCGTTTTAGATAGATTATACAGAAAAGGTAAAATGATTTTTTCTATTTCTTTAAATCGTTTTTGTGTGTCCTCATCTGTGATTTCTTTTGTTATTGTATCTTTTTCAGCAACTATCTGCATTATCTCATTCATCGCTGACTTAATGTCTGATACATCATTTTTAATAGTAGATAGTTCAGCAGATTGACTATCTATTTTTTTCGGGTCAATTGATGGTGACTTCGGTACTTCCGCAACCGATGGTCCGACACCCCAAGTATCATCATTTAAATCAAACCCTCTCATATAATCAGGTATATCTCTACTCATCTTCTTCCTCCGTTAATTCTGTAAAGTGTGTTAAAGCGTGTTCTCTAATAGGTTTCTTTGTTTTTGCTTGTACACCTAAATCTATAGCACTATACGCCATACTCACATTATTTTTACTTATAGCGGCACTCGTCATACCACCTACCGTAAATAGTCCTGAAAAGTTAGCACTACAACCGGCTGTGGATAAGAATAGTATCAATATAGAAATATGTTTCATTTAATCTTTCGGTAATATTTTATGTTTTTGTAAGACTTGTCTAGTTTTGATGTCCTTTATAGACCTTTTGCCGTGCTTTTGTGCAAACGCTGAGCCTGGATTGCGTTCGGCAATTTTTGATTGTAGTTCTTTCCATCCGCTATCATTTTTAATTCTACTTGAATATCCTGTTCCACTTATAATATTTATAGAAGTAACCATTTGCTGAATATGTTTGTTCTTCTTTAGATACTTCTCTTTTTCAGAAATACCCATTAATTCAGTAAATTCTTCACCTGTTTTAGTATTTTTAAATGAATATGTCGGCATTGTGATACTACTTAAGCGTTAAATGATACTGAATTTGACTAGTTGCTTCAGCCATATCTTCAAGTATAGATAACTGGTCTTCGTACTGGTTCATATCGTTCTTTTGTGATAAGTCATAAGACGCTTTCGCTAAGTCTTGTGAGTATTGTACGATTTCTGAAATAGTATGAGCAACACTTTGGTAGTTTTGTAATGTGTGTTGTCCGCTTTCAATATGAATTCTTGTATTACTATTACCTTGATAGGTTTCTACTAATCTATCATTCAAAGTATTTAACTTTGTGTAGTATTCGCCAAGTGCTTCGTGTTCACTATAACTTCGTGTCTGCCAATGTGCTAATTGTATGTTGTTTAAAAATACAATTGTTTTACCTACTAATGTTTCTATCATCATAATTTATTCCTTCTCTTTATTTATTCATAAACTCTCTACGATATTCCGTAAGAGCATTCTCTTCTGTATCATTCACTTTAGGTTTATGATAATGACTTGCAACAAGAAAGGCGATAAAGAAACCACCTATTGTAACCGTCATACCAATTAAAAAGAATAATAGTCCGTACTCTAAATTAAGCATTTGCTACTCCTTCTGTAAACCATACTGGTGCTTTACCAGGATGTGACCATCTAGCAAAGTCTTTCTTTTTCATAATATAATATTTTCTATAACTCTCAACAACATCAATAACGCCATCATTGAATACTTTACATTCTTCAGGCATTGCTGGTGTTGGTAAACTACCTATCTTATTAATAGGTGCATTTTTAGGTGGGTCTTTCAATATCTCACCTAGTAATTGAAACGATTTATGTCCTAATGGTTTGTTTTTAGGAAATCTTTCCATAAACTCGTCATTCAATGCTTTGAAGTGTCTGTATAACCAATAATAGTTGTATGCACTTTCTAGTACCCACTTCGTACTAGGGTGACCTAACCAACCTGCTTTGTAGATAATTGCCTCTTCGTTAGTATTTGGCAATCGCCATCTTTTAATATCTCTACCGTTTTTAGTTTTGTCAATATATAAAGTACCATCGGTAACTCTTTTTGCTGTACACAACATTTGAGCACTCTCTAGTATCATCTTTACAATATGTTTATCACACGCCATCTTGGCTGCAACAATAGGGTCTTTATCTAAAGCAAATATATTCATTATTGTACCTTTCCAAACTTAATACACAATTGTTTCCAGACACCAGTCCAGAACATAGTTGCCCATTTTGATTGTGCATTATTCATCATTTTTTCTGCATTTGCGACAAGTTCATTTTGTCTCTTTTTTGTGTAAATCATCTTCATATTATATCACTCCTATACTTCTTTGTCAAGCTTTGATTTCACTAGTGTTTTGTCGTCTTTTTCAGCGACTTCTGCTACTTCGGTAGCATTCCAGTCTAATACCTGGTCCATTTTAATACGAATCTCATCTGGATCCAGACCCATTTCTCTTAATTCTTTATTACCTAATATCTTAAAAAACTTTTCATAATCTTCATTCGTTAGATTTTTACCTGCTAACTTTGTAAAAAACTCTTTATAGTTCTTAATCTGTTTACTTGCTTCTTTATGTTTCTCGTTCTCTTTCTTAATCTTTAAATCAAGTTGTCTCAACGATACTTGTTTTTTCTTTTTTCTACCTTCGTTCCATTGTGCTAATGATATGTTGGCAGCGATTAATAGTAATACTGCAAGAGGGTCAAATACAAATATCAATACTATTATAACCCACCTAACTGCTTCGTCAAAATAATCTTTTGCATTATCACCATATATTAATTCTGCAATATATTTAAGAGGACCTACTTCTGCCTCTACCTTTGATTGTTTTAATTCTATTGTGTTCTTCTCTAACATTAACTGGTCTATGTTATTCATAGCAGTATCAATTGTTAGTTTTAATTCTTCTCGTTCAGGTTTTTGTTTCTTTCGTTCTCTTAAACCTCTTGTTGCATATTCATTTTCTAAATACACTTCAATTGATTTATCTAGTTGTACTAAAGTTTTTTCTGCTCGTTCTATTACTCGTTCTTCTTGTAATATTCTCTGGTCTATTAATGTAATCTTACTTGTATAATTAGAAGTCGGAGTTACCTGGTCTAGGTGTGCCTTTGATAAGAAACCAAAGATACCCATACTGGTAACAAATACTAACACAACTACAGAAGTTGTCAAGTAATATTTTATTGTTTTAGGTAAGTCTTTATTCTTCCAGTTTTGATACAACCAAGAAGCGGTTACTAGTTTACCAACTTCAAGTACACCACCCATTATCATAATAGGTATCTTCGCACCTGCAAAGATAGCGGCAAGACCTAGTATACTATACAAGGCTGCAACACTTGAAATACTTAATGCTGATAAAAATGCTAATATACCCATTTTATCTCCTTCTTACTATATATTCATATCCGTCAACGCCATCTAACTTCTTTTGAAAGAATTGTAGTTCTGGTCTGTTTAACGCTGTCTGCATTTTCTTAAATATCTTTTTAGATTGTCTACCTGGAAAACACCTCATTACATCTGGTTGCCAGAAACCTGTAAAATATACTTTCTGTTGACCTTGTCGTAATGTGTCAAAAATTTTAAATGCTTTCTCAATCATATTCTTTAGATAAGGATCCATATACGGTGTATTGTCTTCCTTAATATTATTATAACTTTCATCTTCCCAATTATTAGGTCTCATTATTTACTCTCCTCAAGTTTTCGTATCTTTTTTATTATAACGATTACACGCTCTGCGTAATCAGGTGTTGTACTAAATTTATCCAATGTCTTAACTAATTCAATTGGGTCCATTTTGCCGTCTTCTGCAAGTTGTTTTAATCTTAACTTACGGAATTTCTCATAGGCTGGGTGTTCATTCATCAACCTAATATATTCTTTTACACTATCGCACTTCGTAGCGAATATTCTTACACCCCAACCTTTCCACTCTTTTTGTGATAAAGGTAGCATATGAGGATAGTCTTTATTGAATACTCTAATACCAAAAAGATTATTACCTTCTTTTGCAAATCTACTCGTACCCCAACCACTCTCTAAAGCGGCCTGTGCTGTCACCATTTCATAAGGTACTCTAAACACTTCTGCCAATGTGAAGTTATGATAGTCAATACATTTATGAGTTGCCCTAACAAATTGCATATCATTATTATATGTAAATTCAGGTTCTCGTAAATCTAACTCTTTTAACTTTTCAAGGTATTTGTATTCGTACTCTTTTGATAGTTTGTTTAATTTGTAATCGTTCGGATTAAATGTACCTATTACATATGTTATAAGAAATAACATTGATACACCGATTATTCTTTTTGCCCACATCTTTGCAACACGGACTTTTTCTACATAATTTATTTTCACTTTTCTCACCATAATATATTCTAGTTTAAATCATATCAATGCCGGCTCTTTTCATAGGGGTCTTAAATGAATAGAACAGCTTATTATGATTACCACTATCTCCTGCATTTCTCATTTGATACAAATGGACCATTTCGTGTGCCAATGTACTAATGAATTCTTTTTTATTACTATACTTCTCACACATTTCCAAGTGAAACGATTGAGTGCCTTTTCTTTTCCACTCCCATTGTGTAACCTGACCAAAACATTTAATCGGTCTCAAATCTTTAATCGTAATCTCATTGAAAGGTGCAAGTTTGCCATCAAATACAGCGTCATTAATCCAACTAAAGACTTTCTTAATATCTTTGTAAGTAGTCTTATATTGTCTGGTATGCTCATATTCCGCCTTAACTCTCTTCTTTAAAGTTGCATACCTAACTGATTTAGGTTTTGTTTCTTTTGGCATTGTCTCTCTCTTATCTTTTGATTTTGGTTCGTAAAAACTCTTGCCTTAAATGGCGTAGTCTCTTTCTATCACTATACTCCATAATCAAAAAGGATGTAATACCGCCAAGTATTATTATCCAAAGTTCTAACGGCATAATAGTTTTCATTACTGAAACCATATCAGCCATTGAGTATATCAAGTTCTCCATAAGTCTCCTTATTTTGTTTGTTTATCTTTATATACTTTATCTATTCCGTTAACTCTTATGTCAGCGGCGATACTTTCTAAAATATTTGGTAAATGCTTTTGTAATACAAAAGTCATTTCTATGGCCATTGTATGTGCCATCTTTTCTATTTCAGAAGTCATAACGGCTTTATGGTCTATATTACCTTTAACCGTTTGAGTGATTATATGGGCGCCAGTCGCTGTCGCATAATCACTTGCTTTTGCCTTTTGCATAGTTAAGTGTAAACCTACACCAACTAACCAAAGGAAAACTATGAAATAGACTAACAATGATATTGTTTCTTTTATCAAATTATACATTATATACCTTTCGTTATCATTAATATATTTATAGTATCACTTCCAAGAAGCTTTGTCAAGCAAAAAATGCCTTTATTTTGGGGGAAAAGTGGGTATTTTTACAGGGAAATACCCGAAACCGTGAGTTGTATTATGCCTCTAATTTAACAAAATCTTCATTCCACCCAAACGCCTCTTTGATTAGAGCCGCTGTAAGACCTTTATATACATTGTTTAACTTCTTCTCTTTTACACCGATAAGCAGTTTTGCTTCGTCAGCGTGTAAACCTTCTAAAATTTGTATGAAAAGTGTTTCTTTCTTTACCTTGGATAGATTTTGGTCTGCACCTTTCACAAAATGCCAAAGTCTCTTTGCTTCAGTTTCAAGGTAAGTGTGTTCAGTTCCTACAGGCGCTTCGTTCTCTATATATGGTGGTGTACCTTTCGGTAAGTCCCATTCTATACGAGGGTCAAACGCACCTTTAAGAATTTGTCTTAATGCCTGTGTATCATACTGGCGTAAGACTTCCATCTTCTTTGCCTTGTCTTTAGCGTTATTTACTTTGGTTAGTATTTCGTGGAATGTGAGAGCCATAGATGAAGAAGACATCGCTGCCTGCCTCAAACTATTGTTAACTAGATTACTATTTTGTTCAGCCATTTCATTATCCTCTTAATATTGCAATATTAAAAATCATTAATATGTTCAATCAACGATTTCAGTTTGTTATCAATAAAGTACGGTAATAGTTTGGACCTATTAGGTACTTCGTATTGTTTAAAGCTATTTATAATAGATTCTACCAGAGCGTTTGGAATCTGCTCTAAATCTATCAGTTTCTTATTCCTATTGTAGTATTTCTTTGTTTCTGAACCTAGTGGAATATCATCAACTTCTGACCATTCTGCTAGTTTCTTCTTTGTAATAGGACTTTGTTTAGTCTTGGTAATAAAGACATCATCTGGCGATAAGATATTAGGTATACCGTCTGACCTGTCTCCTTTGATAATCTGTTCGTGTAAGTACCTAATGGGATTATCTTCTACTACCATTACCTTTTGTATCGGACTATATTGACTTACATTACTATACTTCTGTAGTTGTTTGAAGTCTTTATCGCCTGATATAATTAGATACTTTTCTTCCGTCTGCATTTTGATGATAGTTGCAATTATGTCGTCTGCTTCTGCATTATCAATCGCAATGACTTTATAAGGAAAGTTCTCCTTAATCTCTTCTTTGATTTCCCATATCAGATTAAATAGATGGTCCCAATTGTTTGTACTTTCTTCTCTACTTGTCTTTCTACTTGCCTTGTATTGAGGAAAAAACTCTCTTCTCCAAGGGTCTGCACTATCACAAGCAAGTACTAAATCTTTTCCGTATTCGTTACCAAACTTTCTGATATAACCTTTAAGTGAATTGCAAACCATATATCTAACCATTTCTTTGTTGGCTAGACCAGGTTGACTTCCTTTCTGGTATGATACTTTTGCCATTTGTGCCATCAGATTACTGATTAACACTTGGTGCATATCAACTATAATCAAATTTATCTCCCAATCTTTTTATGTCTACCCATAGGTACTTTTACCCATCGGTCAATCAATGTGCCTTTTCTATTCTTATATTCAACTCTCAATTCACTAGTACCTTTCGGTGCTGATGATTGTACAGATTTAAATATCTTCTTAAAAGACAAACCTTCTTTTTCTTCTGTAAACTCTTTTCCGTCTGTAATCTTAATCTTTAGTTTTCTGACACCTGTTCTCTTCGTGTCAAATATATTTCCAAATGTTGCTATACCTGCCATTATAATTTCCTTACTATATGTTTTCTTAACTCTTTTACAAAAAACTCTATCTTGTCAATACTAGCAATCAAGTTAGGGTCTGTAATATATTTTTCTTGGTCTTTCAATCTATCATAATCTCTTAAAGGTATAGTAACCATTGATTGTTCATTCTCATATGTTTTATCGTGGTCGTCTGTATCTGGACCGTGGTTCATACCTAAATCAATATCTTTATCACTCATAAACACTTTCTATATTAGTTAAATAAAGAGGCGAGTTCCACTCTCGCTTTCCTCGCCTCAATATACTCTAGGTTTCCACTCTCGCTTTCACCTGTGAGTTCAATTATGCTGAGTAAGCTACTTGTTTACCAAACACTTTGTTGATACCAGCAGCGATAATCGCTTTTGATGGTGTACCAACTCTATAAGAAACACCTTTAGATGATTTATTTTCGTAAATCATTAAACCTTCGTTTCTCAATTTACCAACCATTGCAGCTGGTGATGTTAGGTCAAATTTGTTTCTCAAAGTTTTCCAAGAAACATCTGTACCTGTTTGAAAAAGATTTCTTACTTTTTCAGTTTTAGTTAGCTTTGTTCTAGCCATAGTTTTATCTCCTTTAGATAATTTAAAAAAATTAAACATTATTGTTTAACCTCCTTTTCAAGTTTGATTTTAATGTCTTGTCTGACAACTTGCTATGGTCAATCGCATTATAATGGTTTTCCATAGTCAAATTCTATTTGTCCGTATCACTTGGCGGACCATCATAACCATCATCATCATCATCTGGATTGAAGTCTGGTCTGAATTCAAAATCTTCTGTGAACATAAACATACCATTGTTTCTTTCGTTTAGTTCATCTGATACTTCTTTGTTTAAAGGTTTCGTTGTCGCTTCGCTTTCATCTGTCATATTCGCATATTCAATACGAGCGGTTACAACACCTTTCTTATTCATCTTTAATTTTACTGCCTGGTCAATCACCTTTTGTATAGGGTGTTTCAATTTAAATTGTCTGTACAAAAGACCTCTGACAGCATCCATTGTCATTGCAAGGTCTTTTGTGAATACATCTTGTTTAGTATCAAGTCCCATTTGTACAAATCTTCTAATCAAATCTAAACCAATATCATCTGTAGAAGTCTCTACAAATTTAGCAGCCTGATAGTCTCTCATCTTCTCTTGTGCTTTCGGGTCTACTGGTTGAGGTTTCTTTGCTATCTTGTTTTCAGGAAACAAAATAACATTCTCGTATGGTTTTTTAGGTTCATCTGACACTATATCTTATTTCCTTTGAAATCAACGAGACCTTGTTTGTTGTAATACTCAATTAACTGATTGTATCCACCAACAAGTTCATCATCTATTTTAATTTGTGGCATTGACCTTACATTCTTACCAATGTCTTCAATCATTGCCTGTGGACTTTCAAACTCTTTCAAGTTCTTTTCTTTATAAGAGAAGCCAAGGCCTTTTAACAAGGCCTTTGCCTTAACACAAAATGGACAATTGTCTTTTGTGTATACGATTATATTATTCGCTTTTGCCATCTTTTTTCTCTTTTGCTGTGTCTTCAACACTTTTGAAGGCTTCAGCAGCTTTTAGTTTAAGTTTATGACTATCAACAATTTCTGCAATTGTGTAATCGTACATCTTATTAAACTCACCAAGTGGTAGTCTTAAACCTATCCACGCTCTATAGTAACCGTTCTTCGTTCTAGTTACCTCTTGTGCAAAGATTTCATATCCTCTCACTGGTGTATTCGCAATGACATTTACCATCGCTGTTTCTACTTCTGTAACCACGGTCTTAACATTTGTTTTACCTATCTCGGTTACAAAGATTTTCGCCTTCTTGTTCATTTCACCTGCAACAATATCAGCCATTTCTGCTTTCGCAATCAACTTCGCTTTCTCAATCGCAAGTTCTAATGATGGTGATACACTAGTACCAACACCAAATATGCAAGTCTTGTCATCATCATCTGTTTTGATAACACCATTGTTTGCCCACATTGATATATCGCAATGTTTAGCATTATCAAAGTCTGCCATATACCAAGACGGCACTTCGTTAACTAACTTGTCTGTCTCTTGCTTAATCTTATAAGTCTTTGACGAACAAGCATTTAGGCCAATGATTAGGACGCCTAACAATCCTAGTTTTACTATGTTTTTATACATTGTTTTTCACACTCCTAACTACATTATATAACATTTCACTCAACTTGTCAATAAGCTGGTTATCTTCTACATAAGCAACAACTTCCGTTGTACTTACACCTGTTATTAACATAAAAAGGAGACCTAATATGATTATATTTTTAATCATTATTTTCTCTCCCAAGTACCTTCGTTTGTTAAACACGCTCTTCCGAAGGATTTAAAAGCGTGTGTAGGTTGTGAATATAACCTACAATATTCTGGAGCATTTAAGTCTTTATAATAGAAGGCAGCAAATAGTTCCCAATAACCAGGTTTCTTTGCTTTCTCTAACTCTATCATCTTCTCCAGTTCCTTAATTCTTTCTTTGTCTGTTTTACCGTGTTCAGTATCAGCACATTCCATTATCTCTTCTTTTACAATAGTCTTATCATCTAGTTCTTTTATGACAATCTTAATGAAACACCATTGACCGTCTCTTTCAAATCTATCTAAAACTTTTGTATGTAATACACCATTCTTTTCATTCTCTTCCATCAACTTCAACTTCTTGTTGACCTTTTCGTGTATCTCACTTATGTATACTTCGCTTACAGGAGCAGAATTTACCTTGCTCTCTTCTTTGTAAGTAATAGGTTTAGGCATAATCTCTTGTCCATATGCAATGTTTGTACATATACAGACTAGAGCAATCAATCCCATATAAAATGTTATTCTCATAGGTGTCATTATCTAATCATACCTTTCTCAACCCATCTGCCATCAGGCATTTGACATACAACTCCGAACCTTGTATCAATATCATTGTTTGAGATACCAACTACAGGCCATTTGTTCTTTATATTAAAACTACTTTCATACTCTTTACAGATAATAGGACCTTGACTATAACTTCTATTAATCTTAATAGTGCCATTACTACCTGTCTTACTATTTAACCAGTTCGTATAACTTGCTGAACCAGGACCGTTGTTTAAGTGGTCTACAAATACTGCTTGATGTAAGTCGTAATCACTATCATACATAAGTTCAGCACCTGCAAAGGCACCAACTACAGCACAAGCGGCCGCAATGTATGGGTCAGAACCAATCATTTCTACACAAGTCATAGCACCTGTTGTTGCACCAACGGCAGCACCAAAATGACTTCTATTGAATTTAAATCCTGTAGTATTATTCACATCTGAATTTTGTACTTGAATATGTGAACCATCTATCTTCTTACCGGTCGCACCACAGGCACTTAATGAAACACTAATTAGTAAAATCAAAATTATTTTTTCTAATTTCATCACATACCTTTCTTTGGTTTTCAGTTAATATAATACAGAAGTCGTTGTGAGTATTATCTACAACATACTTCTCTCTCATTTCAGCAGCTTTCCACCAGACCTCAGCTCTAGCGCTTACAGGTCTGATAAGAAAAGTACCATCATTATTTGAAGTTAAATGAAAGTCGCCCATTAGTTCTTCTTTGTAAACAATGATTTCAATTGTGCCCAATTTTGAGCAGTTTGTTTCTTCATATCTGCCCAAGATTCTTTTTGATAAGCTTTTGTCTTCTCAACTTCACTTGTCAAAAAGTTGTGTACATTACCAGGAACATTGAAAACTGCTGTTTTCACTTCCGTAAATGTATAGGTCTTCTGTTCTTCTGCAACAACACTTGTCATCATAACGCCAAGCACTATTACACATAATATAAGTATCTTGTTCATACTTTCCTTCCCATTGTTGTTATATCAGCAATGTCTACAACTTGATAATTACCTTTGTTGTATGCAATACTGATTGTTTTACCAGCAGGTAGTTTAGGTTTCAATACCTCTCTCTTGGTAGCACCTGCAATTATATTATTACTACAAGGTATTGAAGGTCTTACTGAATAGTCAGGAAATGGATAACCTTTAAACTCGTTAATCACATTGCCTTTACTATCTAACTTAACACCGATAGACTTGAGCCACTTCTTATGTTTTTCTCTTGCTATCTCGTTTCTCATTTCTCTAGTTAAGTAATTCTTCTTTGTCTTTGCCATATGCTTTGCTTTCAGCTGCTTTTTGTTCTGCATAGGTCTTGCCAAATACTTTCATATAAAAATGGTCTCTTGGATTTGGTGCTGACCACGCCAGTATCAGATTGTCAAATTGTCTTTGAGTGATACTAATATTTCTCATTGAAGATGGATGTTCTTTCTTCAAAGATTTCATTTCTTTAAGAAACTGAATACGATTGTCGTATTTCTCTTTCTTACCTTTTTGGTCTTTTATTGTCGCCGTCTTAAACTCACTAAACATCATTTCTTTTGTGTAAGTAAAGCTCATATATTATACCTCTCTCTCATTATTATTGTTAATATTAACATACTGCCCTAATATTGTCAAGCAGCCAATAAACCCACATTTTACACTATTTTTAGGAAAAACGGCGGGTTTAGAGGGCGCTGTGTAGGGTTTAGGGAGCTCCCTTGATACATTGCTCATACTATTTTTTAGTCTTTTTTGCACTTTTCTTCTTTTTAGTTTTGCCTGACAAATATTTAGGTGGTTGCTTTTTCATCTTCAAAGGCAACTCTAATTGTTCAGACTTCTTAATATAAGTTTTAATGTTTCTCATTAATTTGTTGCAAATATCTTTACAACTATTTAATTCTATCAAACAATAAACAAAAGCACCTCCTGCTATTGATAATAGAATAACTCCGAATAATCCTTCTGACATCATATTAAACTCCTTGTCCTGTTATGTCAAATGGGTCATTTGCTAAATCACCCATTGGTATCTTATTAATATTATCTTTGGGTGCATATTCCTTTTCAAAGTCTGCGACTTCTTTTTCTCTATATGCAATCCCTTCATCAATCTTCTTAATGGCCATTGGTGTATTGCCACTAACAAGTTGAGCCTTTATGTCTTTCAGTTCTTCAATGACCGTTAATACATCAATCATCTTCTTACTTCCCTTTTACCATTTCGTTTTCTAAATTGATACTAATATCTATATCACTTTTATTTCTCTCGGTCAGGTTGTCTTCAATCTGACTAAAATAACACCAGTAAGTACCACCGTTCTCATTCGTAAAGGTAATGGCACCTGTATAGTTTAAATCTGTATCATATGTTTGGGCATTCAAACTTGTGTCGT